AGTGTTTGCGAAAGATTTTCTTTTCTCTTTCGTATTTTTTGGAGCAAATGCTCCGCCGCTTTAATATAATCCATTAATTATTTATTTAATGTACTTATAATAAAGAAGTCCTTTTGTTTGACCATATCCAGCTTTCATCTGTGCCTCTTCGCCCGATACTTTGCCATCTTTTACAATTAATTCTCCAGCTTTTACGTCTTTTGTTCTCGTGTCGTCTTGAACAGAAGGATCGCTCATACTGGAAGAACCCCCCATACTTTTAGGTTTGGGGTAATTTTTATTATCATTATAACTATGCATATTAGTCCTCTCTAGTTGTGGTTTTTACTGTTTTTACCAGTTCGTTAAAATTCTTTTCTACGTCTCTTTCGTTTCTAAGTTCTAGTTCTTGTAGGTCTATTGCAGTTTTAATTTCTGCTGCGTCTCTGGTTGCATCTATTCTTTCAAGTTCAACTTCAGCGTTAATCTGTGCTTTTTGCATTTCTACGTCTATTCTACGTTGTTCGCTTGCTTCTTTTTGCATCAGCTCATCACGCTCTTGTTGTAGTTGTTTTTCGAACATTTCACGTTGCGGGTCTTGTTGCGCCTGAGCCTGTGCTTGTGCCATAGCTTGTGCTTGACCTGTAACTTGTTGAGTTGCCGTTGCTGCAGCTACTGCGATTTCGTTCATCATTTCAGGCGGCATCGGTTGATCTAACGGAGGCAGTGACTGACCTAATGCCTGTTCAATCTGTACTCTATATAACATCGCTTGGTGTTCTTGTATATTTGCACCTATTGCCTGTAGTACCGCAGGGTTTTGTTGTATCATGGGGTTTTGTAAAAATGCACTATGCGCGGCTACGTATGCCTCATGGTTTTGGAATTCAAACGCTTTTATAGGGTTACCCGTCATAGCGGCTTGTTGTTCACTAATAGGGTCTCTTGGAGGAACTTGTTCTTCTTGTGGTAATATCGAATCGATATCTTTTATATTTAACGCAAGATACATTTTTCTATAAGCTTCGCGTAAATTATGAATATCAGGAGCCGCTTGCGCCATTTGTAACTGAGTTTGTGCTAAAACTATCCTTTGGGTCATACTAAAAATATTAGGATCACTTATAGGAATCACATCTACTGATTTATCAAAATCTGTTGCAAATACATTTTCAGAAGCACCTTGTACCGAATACGGATATTCAGGAGGTAAAAACTCACTAAAGACTCTTTTTAGTATTTTAAATTCTTGACGCTGTGCATAATGTAAACGTTTATGTATCGCAGACATTACACGTTGACCTTTTTCTAACAAGGCTACAGTAGTTCCGACTGGGGCTTCAGAGTTACCATCACTTGTAGGTTGCTCAATAGTTGCTGCGAATTGTTTACCAGAATCAATTAAAACACCTAAAAGATTTGTTAATGTTGCGCTTGGTTCTTTATACGGTAACGGAAGGAAAGAATCTGATAATCTACCACCAGGAACGTCAACATCTCTCCATTCTCCTGGTTGTAGTGGGTCGTCATGTTTTTGAATATTTAATCCACGCGATTTAAACCCTGCAGGAAGGTTAGATAATGTTCCTGCGTCAATAAGTTGTCTTAATATTGCTGTTACTGATCTGGTCAACCCGCCCATCATGTGAATTAAGCCGAATCCATAAAATCCAAGTCCAGGCAAAAATTTAAAGTGGGTGAAGTGCTCTATCTTTTTGCGCATGGGGTCATTTGGATCATAATTTGGGCGGATTGCCAAAACTTCGTTGTTATCTTTACAAATCGTTACGATATACGGCAACGCTAGTCCTGTTTCTTCCCCATTTGCGTTTCTATCTTCAAATCCTTCGATATCAAGGTCAACATGAACTTCTAACAATGTAAATTCTTCACTTTGTGCTGTTCTCGACAATCCTTCTAGCTCGTCAAACTTATCATCGAGCTCTGTTGTTGATATTGAGGCTGGATCGCTCATAGAAGTTTCTCTATAGAACCCAGAAATTTGTAATTTACGCATTTCGTTTTCTGTCATATACATGACATGCGTAATTCTTGGTGCGGTAAGTAAATCTACCGCGTAATACGGAACAACAAGATCTTCCGCTTTAATAAAACGTGATGTTGCGCGTCCTAATGACGGATCATAATAGATTTTCTTAAATGCTGAACCCGATAACGGTAAATAAAATAATAATTGATCCATCTCTGGGTCAAATTCTTCCATTTTGTACGTTATTTGGTAATTCATGAAGTTTTTAACGCGATTTGCTTTTTCTAACTTCGCATCGTTGGTAACTCCAAGTACTTCTACGTCAACTGGTCCGCCCGCAGGTAATAATTCTTTATAAGCTTGTGATTGAAACTGTGTTACGGCTTCTGAAAGTATTGGGTGATGAACTCCTGACGCTCCTTCGAACGGTTCAGAACGTTCTTCACCTCTAATCCCTAATAAATCTAATCCTTTACTAAAAGTTGTATACCAGTCGTCCCTTGAATTTAAATCTTCTTCGTAATTTTCAACTAACTCACTAGCAATTTCTTGTAATTGACGTTCATCTAGCGCTTCCGCTATGTTTTCGCCGAAAGGTAAATCAATTTCTTCTTCAGGGTCAAATCCGATTGTAGCAGATCCGTCTTCTGCTAAATATACTTCCGTATTTTGTGGATCCATCATTTCAGGTTGTTCAATTTCGATATCCAGTTCTTCTTGAATTCCTGGAATTACTGAAAATGGGGGTCTTTCTATTGCCATATATACAAACTCTACTACTTATTTCATTAATAATAAACCCTTTGCGTTCTAGGGTAATCGTATTCGTCTTCGTAATCTGTCGAAAGACTTAAAAATCCGCCTTCTCTAAACCTTGCTAAGGCTAAAGTTGTGGCATCTACAAGGTCGTCGTTTTCGCCCGCAGGGAAATCAGAAACTTCTTCCATAAGTTCTTCGCCCCACCTGTTTTCAGGTACCCAAATTCTACCATCTTGAAAAATTGGAGAAACTGCGTTAAGTCTTGCAATCTTATCCTGACCTTTTCCTGGAGAAAATGTATTAACAGGTATCCCTATCCTACGTAATTCCTGTACTAACGGAATCCCACTGGCTTTTGCCTCTATAATTACTGTATCAGGTTCCCAATAGTCATATAAACGTAAAGCTTCAGCCTTTAATTCAGGGAAATCAAAACGTTCTTTTATACAATCAATTAAAATTAAATGAGCTTCTCCGCCTTTGTAATGTTCATCGCCTATTTTACCTTCAGGATAAAACACACCCCACGTAGTTATTGCTGTAAAGTCAGCTCTTTCCGATTTTAAAAACGCAGTATCGTAGCTTTGTATTATATATTCACAAGCAGGTGGTGTATCTTCTTCCCAAATCTTAAACCAATCTTTCGGTATAATCGAAATACCTTCTCCTGTCGGTCGTTGCATATATTGCGACGCCCATTTCGATGGACTAACAGAAGCTTTAATTGTATTTAATTCATCTAACGACCAAAAGTTTTCCCATAATGATTTACCGCTAGGAAGTATTGCAGGAAACTCAATTAGTTTCCATTGGTCTGCCCCTTCGTCTTGTGTCATTTTCTTAATTAAACGACCTGTTAAATCTTTTTTAGACCAACGCGTCATTACGATAACGATTGCGCCTCCAGGTTGTAATCTTTGTCGTGGTCCCGACATAAACCATTCGTAAGCTTCGTCTAATGCTTTATCAGACATAGCGTCTTGTTCGGAATGCGGATCGTCAATAATAAATAAATCAGCACCCCTGCCTGCTAATGCACCTCCGATACCTGCTGCGTAATATTCTCCGCCTTTATTTGTTAACCATTTACCCGCAGAACGACTATCTGCTTTTAATTCTGTTTCAGGGAATAATTCTTTATATTCTTCGCCGTCAATTAAATCACGAACTTTACGTCCAAAGTTAACCGCAAGGTCAGCGGTGTGTGTTGCTTCAATAATTTTTAATTTAGGGTTTTTACCTAATAAATACGCAGGAAACAAATGAGACGCAAATTCTGATTTCGTATGTCTAGGCGGCATATTTATTATTAGCCTTTTTAATTTGCCTGATGCTATATCATCAAAAGCCGCTGCCATTTGTTTATGGTGGTCTCCGTCTATAAAATCTGTCCAGATCGCACGGACGAATTCCATAAAGGTACTTGTTGATTTTTCTTGGAAGTCGCGTTTTTCGAGTTCTTCTAAAAGAACCGTAAATTCTTTTGCTTCTGATTTATCAAGGTGATCTAAGTTAATCCCTTTTAGAAGTTGTAACTTTTCTCTTTTGTTATCTGTCATTAATATTTTCCAGGATAATATTTTCCTGATTTTTCAAACAGTTCTATCATTTCCTCGTATGGAATTTCTCTTTGAATATTTAAATCTTTTAAAGAAATTACAGTATCTGATTCATCATAATTCCCTGTAGCTTTTCTGCTCATTCTATTTCTTGGTCCAAAATACAATGAATCGTAATTTTTTAAATTAGGACGAAACTCGCTAATCTCTCTAAATACGTCTGCAAAATCTTTTGCCATATATGTTGGATAACCCAATCCTCTTTTTGCTTTACTATTTATATCTAATAATTGTTCAATGCCGAATGCTGTTTGTCGATTCATATCGTCTGGGTTATAAGTTTTTCTTGTAACTTTACTTTCTAAATATTTTCTTATTTCGGGATCAACATTTTGTGCATCATATGTTCTTTCGAATTTAGGTTTTACGCCGTAAACTGATCCTGGAAGTTCTTGGTTACGTTTTTTAGCGTACAACATTAATCTAGGATCTAATAATCCTGTTGTAGTATATATCCCCCCGCTTGAGCCTCTTGTTATATCCCCCGCTCTTTCGTCTACTTTAGCTTTTGGTATTTTAAGAGCTCCCATAATTCCTGTCGTAGGACTACCGTGATATAATTCACTTTTATTTAATTTTTTAGCTAATTGTTCTGCTTCATCTTTTTTGATTATAGCAGGAGCTTTTCTCTTTTTAAGTACTTTAGCCGCCGCAATAACTCCCGCTATTCGAGGATCTTTAGCTGCGGCTGTTTGTATTTGATTTAACGGATCTCTTGGATCTACTGCAGGAAATACAGTTTTAGCTATGTCCTGTATTTTTTGATAACTTGGGTCGTTAACTATTT